TTTCCTTTAAACGCAATAGTTTGACTTTTAGTTAGCTTATTGCCAGCACCTTCTGTATCAAATGCTATGTCTTGGCCAATGATAGGAAACAAAGTTTTTCCTTTTTGCTCATAGCGAACTACAATTCGATCTTCCGGCTTAATGTCCATATCTAAAACACACTTGTTGTTAAAAACAAGTTTATTCTCTTCTAACGTAATTAAAGCTTCTTTTTCAATTTCTTGAGAAACTTCACTTTGCTTTTTGGTTGTACGTTTTTTCTTTTCGACACCGTCAACAGAACACAGTACATTTGAAATAGTATCTGTTTCTGAATCAAAGTCGAATGTTACAATTACACGTTTATTCGCCATCGTCGTTATATGCATTAATAGTATTGACTACAAAGTTTAAATCATTATCAATTAGCAATTCCGAAAAACAACCAATTGGTGTTTTTGCAGTATTTGTTCCATCCGAATTAGTCATAAACTTGTATTCAACCTGATTATCTTCATTTTTTATGATCGCTGTGAAGAGGACATAGGTAAAAAGTCCTTCTACAGTAATAACATTATCTATCATTTTCGATTTGTGTAAATTTTTTCTTGTTAGAGAATTACTCTACCTTTACACTCTTATAGTTTCCTATAAGTCTAGACTATATCTTCATCTTTATACTTTCATTTAAATCCTGCAGATTTTTTAAACTGACCTTTACAACATCGAGCGATAGAAGATCGGTCTGTCTCATAAAATCTTGCAGCAGAAGAAACACAGTCTCAAGTTTTTATAAATTCCCCATTAAGCGTGTACTGATTTACAGCCCGCCCTTGTGTTCTTATATTACCCTTGCGAATATTTTCTATGTGTTCTTCTGTCTTTATCTTACCCTTATGACTTGTTGAAATTTTCTGTTTAACTTCTTCCGGTCGAGGAACTCCTTTTAGTTTCTCAGATTTTTTCATTTGAGATTCTTTAGAAAAAAACTGATTTTGATTCCCATCACCTCCAGAAGTTAAGTTATTTAATTTAAAACCTCAAGTTTTAAACTGCGAAATTCAATAAGTTTCAAAAATTACCCATTCTTTTGAAGTAGCCTCACATTCAAAGTAGTCTAACTCTAATATCAACGGTTTAAGAGACTGTGATAAAAGTTGGTTAATTCAATTAGTATTATGATTGCTAGACTCTTTACCTTGTTTGGCACGCTTAGCAGCGTTAATATGTTGGCCTAATCTTTTTGATAATTTTTGAGTAGTTTTACCAACATACCTGATTTCATCTGGAGTGTTGGGATTACTAAGTGTGTAAAAATAAATTTTCATAGTATTTTTAAATTAAATTTATAACTTTACAAAGTTAATAAATCTTTTATTAAAAAACACTAGGTATGATAAAAATGTGAGTAAAAAACATCCCCGTTTCAAGAAAAGAGTAATTAAGTCTTTTCTTTACTCTGCACTTGCAGATAGTCGTTACACGCGCCCACCAATCTATTTAATTGGCTGCTTGGCTCGGTATTCCCATGACATTATGTTTTAGGGTTCACCGAATTAGGGGTATTAGGGGCAATTACTTACCCTGAGTCTTAATTTTATACCTAGGATTAAGGATATCACCTGCATTCTCTGAATGACACAGTAAAAAAACCTTTAAATCATTACGCATTTGCATTGCTTCTTTTAATACAAGGTAAAAATGCTGAGCGATCTGCGTAAACTTATCATCAATTGTGTTAATCTATACTTTTGTATAACTCTTTATGTTTCCATAAAGTTCAGACTATATCTTAATTTTTATTTTTAGGTCTTTTTTGACCTTTAGGAATTGTTAAGGCTTCAACAGGGGTTCACTTATGTTTTGATATCCGATTATTGACCACACTAAACTCCATGTTATAAAATTGACACCATTGTTTAAGAGGTTTAGATTCTCCGTTAATGGTAATAAGTTTTTTAAATGGATCATGTTGGATGGCCTCTTCAAAGGACAAACCACTTCGATAAATACGTTGGTAGAGGGTGGTGTATTTAATACCAAATTCTCTAGCTCAATCTTTTAAAACCATTGTTTTACCGTTGTAGGTCACAATGTCATTAAATTCTTCTCGATTCTTGCTTTGTGTAGTCCTATCTGCTCAAACACAGTTTGTTTTGGTGTAGTCTCCAAGATTATCTACTCGTTCTAAAGTAAATCCTTCGGGACATTTTCCCATATCAAAATAAAATGTTTCAAAAGAATTTAACCATTCAGGACAAACCTGAATATTATTTTCTTTATATTTTCCCTTTGTTGCTGACGGAGAATAACATCTGGATTTCATAGATTTCCATTGTTTATATTCCGGCAATTTGCTTTTTCCCTTGATTTTTTCCATACTGCTATTTTTATAAATTATAATTTACAAAATTAGCAAAGAAAAATAATAAAAATTCCAACCATTTCCAAAAAGACTACTAATTAGTCTTAATGTACTCTCCTCTACGGAGATAGTCGTTGAACTTTCTTCCAAACTTAACTTGGAAGCTTAGCTGCGGATTGTCCAATTCTTTTTTGTTTTACCATACCTTCTACAGTTAATAGAAGCCATAATGTATATTACTATCATTATTTGGTCCAAAAGACTCTAAGGATATTCCCGTCAATTAGATTGGTGAGGGCATGTATATACTACCCTTTCTCAGTTGCTCGATCCATTGCTTCAAACACTTATATTCAACAGCGTTCATTAATCACTGCCCGTTAATTTCTTATTAACTGCTGCATGTTACCATGCAGATTAGACTATATCATCATCTTAATTAAGATGTCTGGCGCTTCCACTCATTCGAGTGTACTCTCTCTCGAGATAGTCGTTGCACCTTCCCTTAACAGGGCTTGGCTCAGGATTGTCCACTAATGGAGTTTCCCTGAATTCACCAGATTTGCTAACAATCATCACTGATTGTAGGGCCTTTGAAATTTTGATCATAAGATCAGTAAGAACCTTTATATAATTTACCACTCGCTAAAGCTCTGTTAATTCCTTTATCAGCACCACCAGGTTTTATCCCAAATTCTAAAGCCCAAGCTTCAGTATTTGGTTTGATTCCTTCATAAGTATTAATAATTTCTAAAGAACTATTAAAGCGATATATAGTTTTGTATCGCTTCTTTAGATTATCAGCGTCTGCATAATATTTTTTATTAGCTTCTGACAATTTTTTCTTAGTTTCTTCGGTGGGAATATGAGTTAAAACATCCTGTTCTTTATTGTAAACAGGTTTTAATAAATTAATATAATATTGTTCTTTTAAATATTGTTCATCTATGTTACATAATTCTACAATTATTAGCTCAAAACATTCTTCTCCATATTTATTATATGAATTTTGTAAATGCTCGTTTTTATGAACTCCTTTACGAAGTTCTCTCCTGTGTTTGTAAAATCGTTGTTGAATGTTTTTAGAACTGCCTATATAAAAATTTGTATTATCACAAATGATTTTATAAATTCCACATACATTTTTATATTCCAACATAGACTCACTAAATTTCATTTCAATCTTTTTTAGCCATAAGATATTGACTATCGTCAATTACAACAACTTTAATATGTGGCATTAGCCGATCGATAATTTTTAAAATCTTCGTAATCTGTTCTACATCATTTGTGTTGTACAGATTTCCCGTAGGTTGACCATCCTCCTTTTTAAACGGAGTATAGTATTTTTTAAAACCTTTAAACGGTAAAGCTTTATTTGCCACATTGATAATGAATGTGGACTTTGGATCTAAATTTCTTAAGGAAGTAGTTTTACCACTTCCAGTTTCACCTACAATAGCGCCGAGTTCAGCCATATTAAAAAGTAAAAGTATTATTTGATTCGTGCGACTGATCTACTGGTAACTCTATCTTATAGTTTAAATTAGTATATACTTCATAATCTCCAATTTCATCTGGCTTAGGAAGTTCGTTAAATAACCCAATTTCACCATGAAATGTCATTCCAACATTAATCTCAGAACGACCATAACGATTCTTTACAACTTGAAGAATTCGTCCTTTATGCTTAAGCCCATTTTGAATTGCATATCCTTCACATTTTGAGATTTTTTCTCGGTAAGGATAATATAACATCAACACAACTTCAGCAGCTTGACTTGTATTTGAACTGTCACTTAAATCGTCTAATTGTAACAACTCATAACCACTAGTTCGTCTTTCCATCGACTTTGAGTTACGATTAATTTGCTGAATAATTACTCCAGAAATATTACATTTATTACGAAAGTAAATCAAATAATCACAAGTTAGGTCAATCTTTTCTTTCTTAGAACCAGGTCCTGAAATAAGTCCAATATGATCAATTAAAACCACTTTATAAGCATCTGGATTATTTTCAATATAATTCTCTTTATGTTCATCAACTTGTTCAAAAGTTCCAAAGTTTTTTAACCAAGTTTTACAAGT